GATCTTGATTCTCTTAACTCAGCAGCAGCTCCAGTTAACGCTATCCGCTACATTCCAGGTTCTGGAATTGTAGTATTTGGCGCCCGCACATTGAAGCCAGGATACGTAGACAAGTATGTACCAGTACGTCGTAGCCTTATCTACATTGAGAAGAGCTTGACTGATCTCACACGCTTTGCAATCTTTGAGCCAAATGATTACCGTCTCTGGGCTCGTTTGAATGCAGCATGCAGCACATTCTTAACAACCTTCTGGTCACAGGGCGGCCTAGCAGGAGCTTCTCCAGCAGCGGCTTACTTTGTTAAGTGTGACAGCACTAATAACCCACAGTCATCTATTGATAATGGGTATGTAAACATTCAGATCGGTGTTGCTTTGCAGCGCCCAGCTGAGTTTGTAGTTATCAATATTGGCCAATACAACGGCGGCACCACCGTCACAATCGCGTAAGGAGATAGACCATGGCTAATTCAAGCACGTTCAACTCAACACTTGCCACAGATCCGCTACGCTCGTTTCGGTTCCGTGCAACTTTTGAGTCAGCTAAAGATGCAGTATTTGATCAGCGCATTACAACAGGAACTACTGGTGGATGGACTGGTGGTTTTACAAATATCAGCGGTCTACAAACCAACGTTCAAAGCATTCAGTATCGTGAGGGTGGATACAACACTACTGTTCACCAGATGCCTGGCATGACCACTTTCACACCAGTAACCTTTACTCGTGGTGTTATTGTTGGAAATGACCAAGCAATTACATGGATGCGCGGACTCTTCTCAGCGGCTTCTGGTTTGGGTTTAAATAACCCATCTACAGCTAATAAGGGTTTTCGTTTAAACATCAATATCTTTGTAAATCAACACCCAACAACCGATGACCTAGCTACAACAGATGATCCTAATCAAATGGTATTTAAACTGCATAACGCTTGGATTACTGGGCTAAGTTACACAGATCTAGATGCTACAAACGGAGCAATTCTTTTTGAAACTATGCAGGTAGTTCATGAGGGTATCTCAGTAGGATTTACTGACCCTACAGGTGCATATGTTAATGGTTACGGAGATGCACCCAAGAAGATTACCGAATTCTAAAATAAACTAAGGAGAATAATACGTGTCACAAGTAATTACCGATGCAGAACTCGTAAACAAGTTTGCTCAACAGGCAATGGAGGAGCCAGAACAGGTCATTGAGACCAAGGCTCCTCCAGGACCTGAAGTAGAACTGCCTGGTGGATTTATTGATAAAGGTGGTCTTGTAACTACCGTAGAAGTACGTGAACTGACTGGTGTGGATGAAGAAGCAATTGCTAAAGCATCTAATACTGGTAAGGCCCTTAACGTCCTTCTACAACGTGGTCTTGTAAAGATCGGATCACGGCCAGCAACTCAAGAAGACCTAGACCTCTTTCTTTCTGGTGATAGGGACGCAGTTTTAATCGGTATCCGCAGAATTACCTTTGGTGAGACCCTAGATGTGACGGCATCTTGCCCTAACTGTGGTGTCAAACAAGCGGTATCAATTGACCTAGAAGACGACATCCCAGTAACAACTTTAAAGGACCCTGTTGCAGATAGAACTTGGCAGATAAAGCTTAAAAAAAACGTTGTAACTGTGTCCCTGCCTACAGGTATTACGCAGCGACGTTTGATGGAAAACTCAGATAAAACATCTGCAGAGCTAAGCACGATCCTGCTATCTGGATGTGTTCAGACAGTTAATGGCGCACCTTCACTAGGCGCCAGCACTGTTCTTAATCTAGGTATTGCAGACCGTGCTCAAATTGTAGATGAGATTATGGCTCGCACCCCAGGCCCACGCCTTGGGGAGGTGAGCAAGGTCTGTAAGGCATGTGGTGAAGGTATTCCTCTACCACTTAGTCTTGTAGATTTGTTTCGCCTATAACGAGAAAGATTACGAGAACTTGTTAGATCAGTATGAGGTACTAACCCGCACCTTTACTGGCTGGACGCTAGCGGATATAAAGAACATGTCCGCTAGAGAACGACTTAACTGGATAGAGAGATCAAAGAGAGGTAGGAGAGTCTGATGGACATTAAATCGTTCTTCGGTTTAAATGGTAACTCGTTTACCAACATCAAGAACAGCCTCCTTGATCTAGCTAACGTCCTTGAAAACCAGATCATCCCTAAGATCCAGCGCGTAGAAAAAAGCGTTAGTAACATCGCAAAAGATGCTGCAAAGATCAATGGCGGAGTTGGTACTGGTAACAAGGTAGCCGATAGCGGAGCTCCAACAGCTAAAGCCGCGGGTGATGGTGGTGCAGGCGGTACTGGTGGTGGGGGCGGCAATAGGGTAGCTGATAACGGTTCCTTTGCTGCAAAGGCCGTAGGTGCCGGAATGTACGGTATGAACATTCTGCAGAACGCAATGCCAGGCGTGCCTACAGCTGTTCAGCAAGACTTTCTAACTAACCGTGCCGCTTTCTATGGTGTTGCTGGCTTTGGTGGGTCTTTATCTGGCCGCACCGATCAGATTAATGCTCTTCAGCGCCAGATGGCCTCTCAAGGCACAATGCTTAATAGCATGGACGCTCTTAACGGAATTATGGCTGCGCAAAACAGTGGGCTAGGCGGAGCGGCTAACTTCAATACTGGTGTCATTGGTGGAATTAATACCCTATCTAACTTGATGCCTGGACTTGGTGGACAAGGCGCAGCTGCGGTAGCAGCTAACTTTAATGCCCCAACAACAGTAAATATGGCTCGTGCAATGGGTATTAATATCCGTGGAGCTAATGGCGACATCATGGGTGTTGACAAAATTATTGATCAGCTATGGGCTTACTTTAATAAGCCGGGCATGCCTATGCTTACACCAGATCAGATTAAAGAATCATGGATGCCTGGTAGATACTTCTATGAGAGCATGAGCTCTTTGCTTAATGGCGATCAAATGAGTATGCAGGCCGTGTATATTGGATTCTTAGCTAAAGCTCAAACTGGCGGAAACACGCCTGTACAAAATATTTCTAAGTCAACTGTGCAAGGGCTAGGCGCATCAACCGCTACAGTAAATGCCATTGCAAGAAATGTAGCTGGGCAAACCAACTTACTAACAAAGACCGCATCAGCTACAGCTGGCGGCTTTGCTGCATCTCAAGATTTAGGAGCACTTGCTAACAATGCGGCTGCTTCTTTGGGTGCGTTAGCCCAAGCGTTAGGCGCGGTAAATGGCGCTTACACAGGCTCTGCTGCTTTTGGCGGGGGTACTGGCGGAAAGATTATTAACACATTACTAAGTCTAATTGGTCTTAGAGCTGAGGGCGGCCCTGTAGGTAACAAGATGCCATACATTGTTGGCGAAAAAGGACCTGAACTATTTGTACCTAAGACTGATGGAACAATTGTTCCTAATCATATGCTGGGCCTTAACAGAGACAGTGGGGGCGGAGCAACAGCGGGTGGGGCTAGTGGGTTTAGTAAAGAAGATTTTGCTGCCGCAGTTATTAAAGGTTTGGGGGGAACACCTACCTCACAAAGCATAGCTAATATGGTTATGTGGGAAGGTAAAGAAGGCGGTAACTGGGGCAATACTGCAAAATATAATCCGCTTAACACCAGCTACCAAGAGCAGGGCTCTACTTACTTTAATACCGGTAAACCTGGATCAGGTGTACAAGCCTATCTCTCTTGGCAACAAGGGGTAGATGCCACAATTAAAACTTTAACTGGCGCACATGCTGCAGACCGTGGATACACAAATATTGTTAAAAGCTTAACAAGCGGCGGAGCCTCTAATGCTGACTTCTTTAAGCTAATGCAGGCCTCTTCTTGGGATGCTCATCACTATGGAGGCTCAGGTGGAGCGTCTTCTAGCTTATCAAGCGGTTCTTCCAGCGCAACTAGCTCCCCTACAAAATCTTCTAGTTCTCCTACAAAAATTGCTTTAAATGAAGCAACTTCTAAAGCTATGGCCGCTTCACAAGCAGCCCTATCTACATCTGCTCAGATGCTTGGTGTTGTAAACCCATCTACGTCAACAAGCTCTCCATCTAGCAATATAAACTATAACTACGGAGGTATTACAATTACTATCTCTGCGGCAGGTAAAGACGCTAAACAACTAGCGCAAGATCTTAAAAAAGAAATTGCTAAACAGACTGCGAGCCACTAATGAGCACATCCTTAAAGAAAACTACTGGAGCAATTAAAGTTGCTGACTCTGTTTATAATTTTTTTGCAAAAATCGTTCACTCTGCAGGAACTGTAGGCCATGCACTTCACAACGCAGAAATTAGCGCCGCTAAATATGTAGGTAATGTGGTGTCCACAACGGCATCAAATGCTGTAAGCGGTTTTACCTCGGTACCTGGTTCTTTATATGGCAATAGCGCAAATGGAACTGCTGTAAGAACAATTGCCCCGGGCATACTTCACCCAATTAAGAAACCTACCGCCGGTGGAGGCGGTAATAATAAAGGTGGTGGAGGCGCCCCACCACCACCTGTAGTACCTACCAACAATACCCCAACCAACATTAAGTTTAATCTTGCTCCTCACCTCTGGAGTCTTCCAACAAACCAAAAGGTGTTTAATACAAGCGCAGACGATCAAACTCAAGCAGACCAAAGTGTTCGTAGAGCTAGAATGTGGTGTTATCTTGGAGCAAGTGATTCTAACTATGCTAATGTAACTCAAACAGGATCTACTCAAGCAGGGGTTGTTACTGGAGGAACTAGTGTGGCCGCCAGCCTAGATACTCAATGGGGCTTTCAGTTTCTATGGAACCCTACTGAAATTGCCACCTCTGTACAACGAAACGCCAATTTGGTTCCACAAGCCATGGATGCTTTTGCTGGTAGAGCCCCGCTATTTCCAGGAACTGAGGCACTATCATTTGTAGCTATTATTAACAGAGTTAATGACTTTGCCTGTTTTAAAGCTTATCCTGATCAAGCACCATACCATGCAGAAATGTACCCTAAGTCTGCGGGAGCAGGCAATAACACATCAGCTCTTATTAAAGATTTAATGCTAAAAGGCACCATGGCCGACATTGAGTTTATCTTTAAAATGATTAATGGTGACGGTGCAAATGGCGCTACATGGACAAACGCTTTAGGAAGAAAAACAGCGGATATTAACTTCTTAGCTCCAACACCAGTGGCTGTACAATTTGGCCCAAATGCTGACAGCCTCTCATACGTGGGTTGGGTTGA